CCTTCTCCACCTAGACGAGTTTCGGGAACCCCTAAAGCTTTGTAGAGTTTTTTCTGGAAATAATTAATATCTGTTATCTCTCCAAGATTTTGACCACCAGGCAACGTAGTGATTTCCGTACCTCTACCACCTTCTCTTCTTGGTAGCCAGAAATCTTCTAACATAGACATAAATTTCTTGTCGTCACGAACCTCACCAGTATTGGCATCATAGACCAACTTAGATCTATAACGATTCATAACTTCACGAAGATATTGTTCTGCCTTTACTTTAGGTAAGTTACCAACATCAATATAAAATATTCTTCTCTCTGGAGCTCTTGATAATCTGTATATTACAAGACTATCTTCAATCATTCTTAACTGATTTAAGGCCTTTATTCCCTTATGTAACCATGATAAGGTGATGTGTTTATTACGATCTACAAGACCAGATGTGCAATATGTAACAGCATCTTTTGCAATTTTGATTGATCCTTGAACACCATTAGTTGGACTATAACTCTTGGTAGCTCCACCAGTAGGATTGTATTCAAAATACTCATCTAACTCTGGAGTGATTGCAAGTTTTTTATCTTGAGGTGTTATTAAACTTGGTGTGTTTATATCTTTCTTCTTCATTTGACGCACATATTTTACCTTAAGTGCATCAATGTATCTTAATTCTTGTATTCCATCTCTTGGATTATCAAGATCAATTACCTTATGATAGTATAATCTACCATCAATATACTAATTACGGAATATCTCATGTGATTTTGAATCAAAATCTAATAGGTCTTTTATATACTTAAACTCATCTCGGATGGTTTTTTTAATATTGTCACCAACTGATAAGTTACTTAAATCTATTTCTACAGGACTATCATGTAAGTCTGAAACTATGGCTTCATTTACTATGTCTTCTATTGCTTCGTCACATTCTGGATGAAGTGACATCTCTCTATATCTTTTGATTAAATCATATTCATTTCTGAATACACCTTCAATATCAACGTACTGACCATAAAACCCACTACTAACATAGTAGTCGGATTTATCTGCGTCATTTTGCGGTACTGGAGATACCGCACCCTGTGGCAGATTATTATCGTCAGCCCCCTCTATGGAGAAACCGAATAATTTAGCCATTTTTTATAATTAACCTTATGCTTTATTTATCAACCTACAACAACGTTGTTATTTTCGTCAAGAGCTTCCCACCACTGAACTTGGAATTCTGTTGAAAATTCTTCAATAACATTGTTACTATCATAAGAAAGATCTATACTAGAAACGTTAGTTGGGAATACACCGTGGAAATGATAAGATCTCAAGATAGGAATATTATCAGCAGATGATGCTGGCGAATTTGTTGGGCCAACGATTGGTGCTCTAGCTAATTGATAGACATATGCTTCTTGTTGATACACTGTAGGATCGACCTCTCCAGCATTATCAGATGTTTTATTAATTAGATTCATCCACTTTTCCATCGCATCTCTGATAGTAAAGTTATTATCATTGATGACTGTGACTGTCCAAGTATCAAAACTTCTTTCTCCAGCAATCTTCAATTCTCTTCCTCTGAATGGAATTGCGATTGGAATTATAGATGCTGGTAAGTTAGCACCTTTTACTAGGAAACGTATTTTATCTGAAACATCGTTTTGATCAATTGCGAGGCCTGGGAAATTAATCTCAACCTCGAAAAAATTAGGGCGAACACCACCACCTAGTAGTTTACTTTTAAACGTATCTAGGGTTCTCGCATTAGCCCCTTTATTTGGGATTTGCTGAGGCATTTTTTTTCTCTCCTGTGATAATTAGATGGTGGTTAGACTGTGCCGACTACCTCTTCAAAACTAATACCTGTGCGTGTCGCAACAAATGTTAGTCCGATGAAGTTGATCGAACGTGCTGGTTTGATAAAGATATCAGCACGGAATTCATTTGCGTCAATAATATCAGCGGTATTATTTGACTCGTCACAAACTACTAAGAAGTCTGTGATACCTCTCTTCGCTTGAACATCACGAAGGAAGGGTTCAACAATATTTACAAAGTTTGCTCTCGTAATATCATCGTTAAATTCAAAGAGTTGTGCTCTTGCAGCTCTTTCGATTGCAGTTTCTACATTTAAGAACAGACGACGAACGTTGATTCTATCGAACGCAGATACATATGAAAGTGCAGTTTTGTCACCAAAGAGTATAATTCCTTGGCCAGGGAAGGCAACAACTGGATTAATTCTCTTAGTATATAGTAGATCTCTCTGTGCTTGTGAAGGGTTATATGCAAGTTTAACTGCATTGTTCACAACACCACGATCTGCACCAGCTGGTGAGAACCAAGGGAATGAATTTTGAGATGTTCTCGCCATCATACCAGCAACATCAGAGTTATGCAATAGTAATTAACTTATTAGCTTTTCCTACAGTCTCATCTCTACTTCCCATTCCAGGCCCCATGATGAGATAATTTATTGGATATTCTCTGATATTTGTGAATTGATTATATCCTGAGATTATATCTCCAAGAGTTGTAGGATATGTTGGTGCAGTAAATGTACCACCGTAATCTTTTCCACCTTCTAGTGAGAATGTAGATTTTCCAACACCCACAAAGTCAACACCTTGAGTTACTTGTCCCCATGAACCAGCTGCAATATTAGAAGCACTATTTGCACCTGTCAATGGAGTTCCATTTGGATGTGATCCAGCAAATATGTATTCTGAGTTATTTGCTAAGAAATCCTTATAGTAAATTGGTGTATTGAACTGTTTTGCATCTTCTGCTTTAGAAAGATTAGTCCATGTTTCTAATATTTGACCAGCAGTTCCTGATTCAGATCCACTGTCATCAACTATAACAACATGCATTTCGTCAAATCTAGAACTTCTAGAACTTGCATATGCAGAAGTTTGTGGTTTTGGTGCAATACTCTTCCAGTAAACAGTTGCGTTATCTAAACCTAATGTTTGAGTATCATACCAGTCATCAGCTGAAGATGGTGTTAATGCAGAGTTAGTAGTTATACCAGTAACTCTCATTGTCTCACCAGCAGTACTACCTCCACCAGCAGCAACAAAAACTAAATCTCCTACATCTATACCATTCAAAGCATTTACTTGTACATTGGTATCAGATGGGCCATTATTATTAGCCTTAATTGTTGTGGCAGAACCAACGTTAGTAAAAGCAGTGATTGTAGACCCGTCAACATGTTCTGCTGCAGTTGTTCCACCAAGACCTCTTGTACTAATACCAACCGCATTACCTGATATATTTCCAACTCCCATTAATTCACTACCAATCAATAGTAATGAAACGTTAGCAACTATGTTGGTTGTGTTAGCAACGTTAATTGAAGTTGCATTTGCAGTTAACACAGCACCACCAGCATTATCAATTGAAGTTGTTGCAGTTTTGTTTAATAAAACTAAAGCTTCATTTTCAGATAGAACACCTTGACTTGTTCCAGCTACTGCTCTTGTGACGGTGATTGAAGTTGTAGCAGCACCAGTTGCACCAACAATGTTTACATCTCTTGTTGTTTTGAATTCAAATGCACTACCTTTCTCATAGTCTTTTGAAGTAATACTTCCACCAACAGCAACTTCACTATTGATTTTAACATCAACTGAACTTGCACCTACACCTGTGATTGTTCCAGAAAGATGTCCGTTTAATACTAATGATGTACCAATACCTCCAACAGTGACACCACCGAATGCCTGTGTGATTCCAGCACCAACGACGATACCAGCAGTATCAATACCTGTTAAAACTTGGTCTGCTTTACCATCTATGACACATACCTTTATTCCGTTTGCCCATGTGCCAGGGTTCTTTGCGGCATAATACCATGTTGTTGATGACTCATATGAATTAAAATAATCATCAACATTTTTTATCTTTAAACTACTTAATGAACTTCCAGCACCACTTGCGACAGCGGCGTTTGCATTATTCAATGCATCACCATCTGTTCTTACAACTCTAAGAACTCCTCCATATGAAAGATATGAAGCAGCTGATAACCAATATTCGTATTGAGAACTCGTTTCTTGTGGTTCTCCGAAAGTTTCAACTAAATCTTTCTCACTCTCTATTAATTGTGGATCTTCTACTGGGCCTTTCACAAACGGGCCTGCAATGGCACCAGTCTGATCACTTACTCCAGTAATTCCTCCCCTAGTAAGGTCAACTTCCTTAACTTTTATACCAGGCGAGACTAAGCCTAAACCAGCCATCTGATTTCCTCTGCGTGTCAGTATTTTTATCTAAATTTATTTATTATTTACCCGACTTACATATGGGGAAACAATACATGAACATTACCAATCAGGATATTCCCAACTTACTATTTTTTTCTTTCTTGACTTTGATATTCTATTAATAGTGCATAGTTTACACTCATATGAGTAAGAAGAAGCATTACCACCTCTATTTTTTCTAGTTAAATAAAAACCATCAATCAGATTTTTTTCTTCTCCACATACTCTACATATTCTTTCTTTCAGAAACAGATGTTCTAGATCAAACTGATCATCTAAGTCCATCAGATACCATTCCAGAAGTTATCTACTGGTTGTATATTTCTAGAGGCTAGATACAAACCTATGTTTGTAAAGAACCAAAGAATGTTAATAACCCAAGTTTGTCTCCACAAATATTTTCTGTTGTATTGAACAATGTAAAGGTTTCTCTCATTGTCTTTTACAAACTGTTCTAATATTAATGCAACAACAAATCCGATTGCATATATGTAGAATACGAAATTTAAAAAACTTGAACCAAGAAGTAAAAATGAAATCATGTGTAACACCTAATAATATTCCCACATATAGCTGGAATCACCATATGTAGAAAATATTTCGTCACCATTTGCTTTTGTCCATCTGTCACCACCTTCCACAAACTCATCATCATCTAATCCGTCAGATATAAAACCAAATGGGGCCATGTCTTGTTCTATCTGATCTTTCTGGTCTTCATATAATCTCTTTCTTACATCCTGATCAGTCAATTCTTTGAAGTAGTCTTGATCTACCATCCATGCATATATGACTAAACACATAGCTAAGTCATCATTACATCCTTCCTCAGCTTCAAATGATGTTCTCTTCTGTATGAATGTAGTTAGTTCAGATATAATGTCATAGTCTTTAAATATAACCTTGTCAGTCTCAATCATAGTCTTGAGGTTGGAACATCCTAAGGCTTTAACTGCTTTAGACATCTTAACTCCAAGTTGAGTTTTCTTTCCACTGAATCCTTGTCCTACTATTTGACCAGCACGACCTCTCATCGAACACTGAAGTAAATTAGGATACTCTAGATCGTAATTTAATATTGAAGCCACTTGATCTCCGATATCATTCACTTCACACAAAACCCATGCATTATTATACCCTCTTATCGTATCATGTATTATCGAAGGAAACAACATTGGTTTGATACTATTGTTTCGATACTTAGCTACTACCTGATGTGGATAGGATGTGATATCCACTACTACAAATGCAGAATAGTCATTATCCATACCTCTAGCCACGTCAACTGTACACATATACTCATGATCTTTCTGTGGTTCTACATATACATCTAATCCATTACTAGACTTTAATGCATTTTCATACACCAATGATCTAAGTTTTGCTGGATTGATAAGAGTATCAACAGATCCTAAGAACTCACATTCAAACTCAACCTTGAACTGTTGTTCTGAGGTGTTTGCGATTGTTTGTTCTCTCCACTTCTCATCTCTGCCTGGCACTTCAGACCAATGAACTGATGTAGGAACGTATTCATTTTGTTTACGTT